TTTTTGTTTTATATCAGTTTTTTCTTCTTTTACACTTTTACTCTCTATGTACTGTTTTAGTTTTTTGAGATTTATTTCTTTTACTTTATACTTCATTGCTTTTGATAGTGCATTAAATTATTTGTTATATAATTAATCCTATTAATGGTGTTAAACCTAAAACCCATCCGTTAAATGTTGTGTCCGTATCTGGGCTTATATCCTCATTGCTATTTTGATTATACTCTGGAAACAAGTTATCATTGTAACATAAGTAATCTACCATTCTTGTAGAGTAGTAGTTAGCGTATTCTCTTGCCTTAGATACTAAATAGTCAACCTCGTTTTTATCTACGTTTTGTGCAGTTTCACTACTATGCTTAAATACACCTCCGTTTTTTATTTGATAAGCTGCAAAAGGAATATAATTCATCTGAGCGAACCATATTAATGTTGGTTGAACGTAATCATTAACTAAAGTTAGATAATTACCAGACAAACCAGTACCTCCACCAGCTCCAGAAGTAATATCTGCACCAATTTTTTTATATAGCTCTGTTCCTAATAAATTTTGTATGTCGATTTGTTGGGCGACCTTAATAAATTGTATAAACTTGTCAGTATCTACATTGCCATCTATTATAGAGTTCTTAACTAAGTCCGTTCTGTTTATAAATAATGCTGTTGCCATATTAATTCTTAAATCCTATTTTATTCCAATAAGCTGCTGTATAACCCTTATACGGCATATCCTTAGGAGCTACAGGTACTTTCTGTGCGTTAGCCTCTGGTTTAAAACCTCTTGACCTTGCCTCTGTTGTACTAATAGCACTTCCTAAGCCTTTACCACCTTCTTTACGCACAAATGTTTTCCTAACCCATTTATGTTGACATCTTGCACCACCTTTATAAAGCCATATAGAATAAGTATTTGAGCCTCCCTTTCCGAATCCAGCATTTACAACCTTTTCATCCATTGATATAATGTCCTCTTTTCTGTAAACTTTTTTAGCATCTACCATTTTCTTACAGAACTTTCTTGAGTTTGCACTATACGATTGTGGGCTATACATATATCTTACTAAAAACTCGTTGCCTTTCTCATCAGTTTGTTTACTTGTACCATCTTGCTGACTCTCTCTATAAGGTGTTGCTTTACCTGTACTAACAAATTCCCATACCTTAGCAAGTGTGCTTTTTTCTTTTGGTTTATTAAGGTCTGATATAACCTCATCTAAGCCTACTTCTTCATCGTAGTCAACTTCTCGTTCATCTATTACATCAAAGTCGCTTAAAAGCTCTGATTCGTCTTCTCCTAAGTCTATTAAGGCATCAGCTATATCACTTCCTAATTCGTCTGGTAATTCTTGACTTAATTTAACTCCTGTTTCTTCTTCTCTTGTTTCTTCATCTTCTACATTCTCTAAATCTATAAATTGTAGAGGTTGTAGTGTCTTAAAGTATAATTTTAAGCTAATTTGATTGTAAGCTAATATAGAATCAAAAGCATCTATCAATAAATGTTGGAAAGGTGCTATAACTAAGTTTTGCATCAATATAGAAGCAGTTTTTAATTCTTCTGCATTGTTTCCTAAGCCTGTAGCATCTTTAATCCCATAAAGCATAGGAGATACAACTCTATGACCTACCATTATCTTTTCAGTAGCTTGACTTGATACATACTCATAAGTATTGTGAGCATCACTAATAGGTAATGTCTCTACTGTTGCTGCTGCATCTTGGTTATCATTAAAAGCAAGGATAAATTTATTTCCTCCTGTGCCTGTAAACTTCTGTGCTATGCGATTCTCTAACGCTTGTCTTTCTTCTGCGTTTGGTGTTCCATTGTTAAATTGAATTAGTGTGTTAGGACTAAAGCTACCTTGAACGTTATTCAAGTGAAAGTTTGATACTTCGCTTTCTATCTCACACCATTGTAAGCACCCTGTATAGTCTGGACTACTATAATATTTGTATCCAGCTCTGTAAGGCTTTACATATATAATCTCTATGTTTTCATTACTACATCCAAATGTTGGAATTCTTTTTAGTTCTGTTCTTGGTTTTACATTTGACCAATCATCTGAATAAAAATATCCTTCTATCTCTCCTTTTTCGTTACACTTCTCAGCTCTTAAGTTTTCTACTGGTATATGAGCAACTTGAGCGATTGTCTTTCTGTCCTTTGAGTAGATTACTTGCATTGCACATTGACCCATTAGCTTTAAATCAAAACATAGCTTTTGTACACAGTCTTTGTGAAACATTGTAATCATTTTAGCGTATTGCTCTGGTCTTCTACTTGAATCAGAAGCATCTAAGCCAAGTCCGTATATTTGTTGGCTAATAGCGTTTATAATAGCGTTGTTTGTTGGACTATTCTCATAATTAGAGATTAAGTGTCCAAAGAAATTATTATCACTACCATAAGCCACCCATTGCTTATTAGACTTCTCTACAATCTCTGGGCTTGTGTAACTACTTAAATTTACAATTCTTAAATCGTTCATATTATAATATAATCGTTATCAAAACTATCCTCTGAGGTATATTCTCCATCATTTACAGAATAGTAATCGTTGTTTACTTGGTTTACTGTTTGGTCTGTACAGAATACTCTATCCTTGTATATGACAGCAGTTCCGTTTTTAATTTCGAGAGTATAAAAATCTCCTTCTGTCAAAGTACCAAAGGCAATAGTGAAAGTCATATAATTACCATCAGTTGATGCAGTAGGTGTTTTAGTTATTAATGCTCCTGTGCTTTCGCTTGTAAGTTTTACAGTAATACCACCATCAATAAATTGTCTTGGAATTACCTTAAAAGCCTTATCCCCATTAGTTCCTATTAACTTCATACTAATATATAAACAAAACTAAATTATTTTGTATTGTATATAAATAAAAAAAGCCCTCCCAAAAGGAAAGGCTAATTTTAAATATAAATAATCTACTAAGCTGGAACTATAGAAGTTGCAGAAGCTACATCTGGAATAGTACAGAAGAATGGAGGATTAACTTCCATAGCTACCGCAGTGATTGTAAATCCTTGTAAATCTCCAGCAGCAGCACCAGAAACGATAGTCCCTCCTGTGATTTCAGCACCATTTTCTTTACCTATTAGTAAATACTTAATTACTCCAGCACCATTAGGATATAGTTCAGCTACATAATGAGCTCTACCTCTATTAAGAAGTTTTATCTCCTCTTGAGTAGCTACATCTAATACTTGAAAAGTAGCATTTAATGTACTTTCATAGTATGTAGTTCCATTCTCTCTACTCGAAACTACAGTTGTCTCTAAAGATGTTTGACCACCTTTTACTTCAAACTTGAAGAATTCTGCTCCACTACTTGGTAGTGTTACAGTTCCACTACTGTCTGCTAAAGCAGCTACAGTAGCACTAAAATCTAAGATGTAAATATTTTTAATTCCAGCAAAGGCAGTTTTACATCCTACCCCTCTACCTTTTGTTATTGCACAAGCCATATTTTTTTGATTTTAAATAAAAAAGGGTAGGCAGTTCTTGCCCACCCCTTTAAATTAGTTAATTAGTAATTAAGAATAAAGTACGATATCTGCACCGATTCCAATTTGTACCCCAGCAGTATAACGCATAACTACACGCACATTTTGAGAACCATCAGTTTCTGACATATCAATTACTCTTACTTCGTTTCTGTCATCTAATAGACCTGTTCCAAAGAATAAGTTAGACTTCTGAGCCAATACAGCGTTGTTGTCTGCTAATCCTTGTGCTACAAATATATTGATTCCTTCAAAAGTCAATTGACCTCCGTTGTACCAAGTAGTTCCTTTAGAGTCTACACCATTACCGCCTAATCCAGAAGTTCCGAATCCTCCTAAAGCACGAATGTAAGCTCTTGCAATGTTGTTAGAGATGTAAAGAGTTAAATCTTCTTTCCCTAATACAGAAGCACTTGCAGCATCTACTATCCTACCTAATTGTGCAATTACGTTTGCAGCAGTTACAGTAGTTTTAGCAACATCTACAACAGTTGAATCAGCAGCCATTAAAGTTTTAAAGCCATTAAAAGACCCTTCTCCAGCAGCACCACTCCAGATTGAAGTTTCAGTAGCGTTAGCAACCTCAGCAGCAACTCTTGAAATTACATAGTCAGAGAATAATGGAGGTAGTTCGTCAAAAGCACTAAAGCCCATTTGAGCAGCTTCCCAGTCAGCGTGAAGCTCTTTCTTACAGATTTGTAAGTTTACTTGTAGTTCAGCTGGTGTTAGTACTTTTTCAGTCAAAGTAAGTCCAGATGTTGTAGCATCGAAATCACAATCAGCAGAACGTACTATGTTTGAAAAAGTTCCTACTTTCATAGCAGCTTTATACTTGATGTTTGGTAAAATAGTTACAGCTCCAGCATCTAAAGTTGAAGCAGATAATAGGGCAGCACCTAAGTACTTCCCAGCAAATTCTCCAGCGTATGAGGAGTTTGTAATAGTTGGATTTGGCATTTTATTTAATTTTAGTTGTTAATTATTTTGTTTAATACTCTATCAAAAGTTGAAGGTTTGCGATTTTGTGCAAACTTAAAACTTGGTTTGTTTGTTGAGTCAGCTTCTGGATTAGCCATAATAGGCTCAGCACTTGGCTCGTTTAATTCTTCTTGAACCTCTTTTGGCACTTCGTTTAATTCGTGCTTAGATAATTCCTCTGTAATAAGGTTTCCTAAGTCTTCAGAACTCATTTCTTCTTTAGGCTCAAGCATTGCTTTGATTTCTTCAATCATTTCTTTTACCTCAGCAAGTTCTTCTTTAGTAGCGTAGCCCATTTCTTCTTTTTCTTCTTCTTGAGCTTCCACTTCTTCTACTTCTTCTTCTACTTCTTCTTCTCCAGCTTCTTTAACTTCAGAAATAATTCCTTCTTCAGCTACTACTAAGATTCTTCCATCTTCGAGTTGATACCCTCCAACAGGTAGAGCTACTTTTTCATTTTCATCTTCAGTAACGATAAATATTTCGTTATCTGCTTCAAATGCATCTGCCTCTAAGACAGTACCATTTTCTAACGCTTGTTGTTCTAACTTAACTTCTTCAGATAAGCCTACAACTTCCTTGATTTTACTAATCATATCATTTGTGTTCATATTAATATATAATGGTTAAAAATTAATTTTGCATTTTCAAATACTTCCTATTCCTTGAGCCCTTAAACTTCCGTCGCAACATTTGGTCTTATAAGTGTTATCTTTACATAAACATCCTTTTCTACTACTCTTTGGACTTGTCTTGCTTGGTGTTATAAATTCTTTTGATTTGTTCTTCATTTCTCTAACTCTTTTAATTTACTACCAGCCCATCTTAATCCAGCTTTACCACCCCATAATAAATATGAGATAGTACCACAAGCCTTAGAATCTCCTTCATCATAATACTCCTCAGCTCTTGATAAATAGCTAAACATTCTTTTAATTGTTTCTTTGCTTATTGGTTTCCCTTGTGCTAATTGTTGAGCCCTAACCTTACCTACTTGTGTAGCACATTTATTGTCTACCTTTTCATTTAATTCTAAACCTCTCTTAGCATTATTCTTAACTCCACTTGGATAATCTGAATAGCTTTCTAACTCTATATCTTCATTCTTTAATATAGCAGTTACTTGACTTAATAAGTACTCTGCTTCTTCTTCTTCAATCTTAGCTAAATCATCTTTGATGGTTTCTTTAGGTCTTTCTATCTTGTCAGCAAAATAGCCTTCTATTGAAAACCCTTTTACCTTACCTGTTTTTACAAACTCATTCCAGATTTTATCGTTGTTCACTTTAACAGAACCAACCCAAGTACCTAATGGTAAATCCATACCATACTTAACTGACTTGTCGTGTACCTTATCTTCTACTATCCAAGACTCTACTAAACTAAGTCCGTTTATTTCGTATTGGTGTTCTAAGGTTGAGTTGTTTTGTTTGCCTTGCATCAAATACATTTGAGAGGCTTTTAAGACAGTATCTTTTGAAAAGTATATATAATACTCATCTTCTCCGTTTCTTCTGTATATAGGCTTATTTGGGATTAGTAAAGCACCCATTAATATACGCTTCTCTTTGTCTACCTCAGCAAGTTTAAACTCTTGTGATTTAAGAGCTATAAAATCTTCTTCTATTGCTGGATTCTCTACTACGCTAATAGCTTCAATTCCTATCTCTTGGTCTTCGTCTAAAATCAGTTCTACTATTCGCATATTATTATATAAAGATTTTTAATTTATTTTGTATTTATCCTATCGTTGCTCCTTCAATAATATTGTTTTGTAAACTCTGAGCTGTTGTTACATCGTTAGACACTACATAAGCCTGTACAGGTTGCTGTTCTTGTGTTCCTATTGCATCAGCTAATTGATTTGTCTCACTTGCACCTACAATGTTAAAAGCTGGAGGTTGTGGTGCACCACCACCGACGGATGCACCGCCACCAGCAGCACTTCCTTTACTTGGATTTGTAGAAGCTATTTTTTTAAGCTGCATTGCAGAAAACGCACCAGCTAAACCAGCTTGAATAATTGGGTAGGCTGGAAAAACAGCAGTTACAGGAGATTTTTGTGCTGTGGTATATGCGTTTTGTACACCCTCTATACCGCTTATTGTTGCTTGTGCTAATGCAACTCCTTTTCCTATCTTACTCCCTTCTCCAGCTACTTCAGATATTAGACTCAATGTGTTTTTAGCTATTCCTACTTTAGCATCTTTAACTTTATTATCTAACTCTATCTTTTCGTTAGTTTCTTTTATTCTTTCTTCACTTGCCTTAGTTTTTATTGCATCTTCCTCAGCTTTTCTTTTATCTCTTCTTTCTTTGTCTATTGCATCAAACTCAGCTTGTTTAGCTGTTTCTTTTTCATTTAAAGAGTCAATTAACTCTTGACTTAATAATCCATTTGCTAAAGCCTCAGCCATTAAAGCTTTATTATGTTCTCTTATTTTTTGTAATTCTAATGCTCTTGCCTCATCTTCTTTATTAGCACTCTCGTCTCTGATTCTACTTTTAAATCATTAAGCTTATTAATCCTTTCTTCTTCTTGTTTTAATCTTTCGTCTTCAAGATTTTTTATTTTATCATTTGAACTCTTAATATCTTTAGGACTTAGACTCCCCTTTTTTAATCCTTCTTGAAGTTTTGATATTTTTGTTTGTATATCAGCTGCACTACTTTCCAGTTTTTTAGCAGTATTAATACTCTCGTTTACGTTCTTAGCATATTCTAAATTTTTAGCAATAGCTTGAGAAGCAACACCTCCAACACCAGCAATATTAATTTTGATTTTCTGCCAAAAACTTGGGTCTAATGATTCATCTCCAGCTATAACCTTAGCCCTTGCTTCAGCAGCCTTAGCATATAATACCTCAGCTTGTGCTTTTAATTTTGTTGTCTCTATAACTATTGCAGCATTAGAAACAAGTAATCCTTCCGCTTCTGATAAACTTGTTGCATACCCTACAGATTCCCCTAAGCTCTCATTGTATTGTTTTAGTGCTTCGTCTTTTGAAATTGTACCATTCTTAGCCTGTTCAAAAACATTATCCATTTTTGTAATGGATTTCTGTACTTTCGATACTGCTGAAACAATATCATCTTGAGCTTCTTTATATGCCTTAGATTCTTCTGAAGCACCACTTAAAGCATCTTTTACTTTGTCCCAGTTAGCAACTAAAGCACCAACTAAAATAACAAAAGCACCAATTCCTGTAGCGACCATTGCCTTTTTAAAGCCACTAAGACCCTTAGAAGATAATGATATCGCCTCATAAGAATCCTTAAACTGTTGAGCTAAACCACCAGTCAAGTTATTTAAAATCCCCATTGCACCACCATTAGATACAAGGTCACTTGTTAAATCTTGAGAAGAACTACTTAATGAGTTTTGTTGTACCTTTAACTCTTTGACAGATAAATTTTGGTCTTTTATAGAATCCTTAACGTGATTTAATTGAGTGTTTAATTGCTTTTGAGCTGCTAAAGAATTTTTAGGAGTATCTCTTAACTGTTGCTCAAGCTTTTGTTGCTCCCTTTGTAGCTCTATTGTAATCTGCTCTTGCTCCTCTAATATACTATTTAAAAGAGTAATATCCTTTACAGCATCTTTAGCATTTACATTGATATCTATTGTTTTCTCTATAGCCATTTTATTTCTTGTTTAAGTGCTTTGTATCCCTCTTTTAATGTTGTAGGTAGTTTATGCTTACCTTGTGCTATTCTAATAGTCTCAGTCTCTCCGTTTGCGTATTTTAAACCCTCTATTATTAATTTTATCATTGTATAATTTATTTAAGGTGTAGGTGCTGTGGTTGTTATTATTATATCTTGAAATCTACTAAATGTATTATTAGCATATTCTACTTGCCCACTTAACTTAAATGTTGTTAATATTTGCAAACCTGTAAACTGATAAGTTGTAGTCGATTGTTTTTGAACTAAATTATCATTCACATACAACCAGTATCTTATAGCTCCACTTACAGCAGTCCAGCTTGTGTTTGCTGTTGTAGAACCTACCGAAGTAGTTCCAAAGTCAGCCATTCTTGGCAAACCTCCATCTATACCATTTCGTGAATCATTTAAACTTGTAAAAACATTAAACAACTCTAACTCTGTTTTGTTTGTTAGTAGGTTTGTTTTTATTGTGTTTATTCTATAGCTCTTATTAGCTATTATAAACGTATCATTTAAGTTATAATTCAGCAATATTCTTAAGGGCAGATAAGCAGTTATTTTAGTCTTTCTTGCTTGTTTATCAAATATACTTGAGATGTAATCTATATAGTTCTTTTGGAATAAAGAGTTTGTGTTAAACGCTAAACTATTCTCATCCATCTCTGCACCAAAATTTAAAGTATTATTAACTATTGGAAGAGTTATATTAGAGTTAGATGGTCGCTTATAGTTTGTTATTTCTGTAGTGCCATTCCAAAATATAGAACCATCAGCATCTGTGTTTTTACAATACAACAACAATGGCTGTCCTATAGTTGCTTCTAAGTTATTATCTAATAAAGAGCCTTGTGTTACATTTGTTAAGTTCCCACTATCATCTCTTAATCTTTCATACATCATCTTTTCAAAGCCTATCTCTATTTTATAAGCTTCCCCATCAAACTCATCATTACCAGATGTTAAATTACCAAAGTCATCATCTTGAATATTATCAGAATTTTTAACCAAAAAGTATTCTTTGCTTTTAAATCTAAAGTCTACCTCTTTAAATTGCAGTAGCTTTCCTACACTTGATTTATTTACATCTACATAATCTGTAATGTCGTAAGCATTACCAGTCCTGTAAAAGTCTTGTAAAGACCTTACCACTATAACACCATCCTCTTTATATGCAGTTAGATTAAACATTTTAAACAAAGATGTCATAAAGTCTATAACCTTCATTTGTGGAATTTGACGAGACACTACAAAGGTGTTTAATATTGAGTTATTTGGAAAACTAAAAGTTCCATCTAAAACAACTCCAGATGTAGTATTTCTTGTAACTTGCAATGACTGAGTAATACTTAAAGTATTTTCAGCTTCAATAGTAAAAAAAATATCACTTGGGGTATTTATAAAACCTTCGACAAATTGTAAAGTATGTGAGCCTATAGTGTCATAAGTTTGTTGAGCTAATACATTTCCATTTGGCTCTGTAATTCTTACAGTTACTGGCTCAGTTGATGCTAACGTTATTGTGTAATAAAATACATACCAACCAGCTCCAACAGCACCTAAAGGTCTTACTTCATCTCCAGATGCTAAAGTTAAGTCATCATTAAAACTATTTTCAACAGTTAATAAACCTCCAGTAGTTAAAGCATTACTAACATTGCCAGAGTCTCTATGCAGTAACATATAAATAACCTTAAAATTAGAGCTGTTAAAAAAGTCATCACTAAAAGTAAGGTTATACTTAGACTCTATAGCTTCTATTATTTTTTTTATTCTTAACGCTGGTTTTAAATCTGTATAAATTAAGCTATCACTTCCACTTTGGTATTTATCGTTTGTATGTATATTAAAGTATTTGCTATGTGTTACTAACGGAAATACTATATCAGCAGTAACTGATGTTTGAAACTTACTTAAAACAGTTGCATCATCATAAGTGAAATTTAAACTATCTGGAAATGGTAAAGAGCTTAAGTCATCGTCTTGAAACAAATCTTTTAGCTCTACTATATCTCCAAAGAAGACAACCTTATAAGAATGAGCCTTATTGTTTTTTAAGTCTACTGTGTTTAGTCTTATCTTTCCCTTTCTAAAATCTACTCCGTTTAGTTTTATTATTGCATCAGCTTTATACCTTGCATCAAAGCTATTTATTATATCTGTATCTTGATAATGCTTAAAGAATTTGTTATTAGTCTTTGAAGCTGGTAAGTTAAACTGTTGTGAGAATGTTGTGAATATTTTAGATATATCTCTAACATCTTGTATGCTATCGGAAATGCTTACACTTTCATCATTAAACAAATCCATCTTAACGTAGTCGGTGTATATTCGATACGTTTCTCCGCTTGTCATTATATTGTTGTCAAGTGTTACTTGAGTAGCTGAATCTATTACTGTTATCTTTGCAGTAGTATTGTCTGTTGTGTTTTCTACCACATCCCCAACCTTAATTAAAGTCGTGAAGGTTGCTGATGAATCTACTAATTTATTTGTAGTTGTAGCACTTGCAGTACCTTGAGCTAAGAACTGACTCCGTATGTATAACTCTATTATCTGCATCTATCTAATATCGTTTATTGTGTTGTTAGCAAACTCTACCTCTATAGTGTAGTTTATTATTTTGTCGTTTAGTTGTGTCTTATATGCTAAACTTGTTGATGCTATATTTATAGGTAATGTCTTAAAGTCTATTTCTATCCAGCACTCCTCACTTAGTTCAAGTTGTTTAAATACATCGTTATAAGCTTCTGGGTAGTATCCTGTGTTTAATGTAAGCTTCTCGCTTCCTTGTTTAGTTAGTATTGTATCTTGGTGCTTGTTTATTGAATAACTTGCTCCACTAACTATGTTTCTCTTAAACGATTCTTTTTTTGTTGTTAGTGTTTTATTAGTTCTCTTGAAAAACCATATATCTTGTAAAGCACCAAACTTATTTACAAATGTTACTTTGTAAGGTTCATACTTACACTCCTCAACATTTTGTACTTTTAAAATTTTAA